GGAGACGGCGGCCAAGCACGCCGCAGGCTACGCCAACGCGGCCGTGCTCACGGGTGAGCAGCATGCCATTGTGGACCGGCTGGCGGCAAACTTGATGGGGGAGATTACCGACGCCTCCATGACTGTGATGGCTACCCTGCAATCCGCCCTGTTTGGCCGCGTGGAGCCGGACGTATACCGCCGGGTAGGGCTGGAACAGGTGGCGGCGCAGCAGGCCGCAGGACGCGGCGTGAACGCCTCGGTGCCCGCCTTTGTGCAGGAGCTCCGGCGGGAGGGCGTCCGGGCCTTTACCGACAAGGCGGGCCGGGACTGGAGCCTGCATACCTACTGCACGATGGTCTCCCGAACCACCTCCCGGCAGGCGGAGGTGCTGGCGGTGCTCACCGCGGACCCGGAGCACGACCTATACATGATATCCAGCCACGGCACTACCTGCGCCCTGTGCGCACCCTATGAGGGCCGGGTGTACTCCCGCAGCGGCACAGACCCGGACTTCCCGCCCCTGGCGGCGGCGTTCGGGAAGGTAGACCCGGCAGGGCCGGACACACTGGCAAACACCTGGCTGAACATACACCCCAACTGCCTCCATGTGCTGCTGCCCTGGACGGCGGCGGGCCGGACAGATGAGGAGATCCAAAAAATAAAGGATTTCTCCAACCCCCGCAAGAACCCGTTCAGCCGAGACCCGCGGTCGGAGAGCCAGATTGCGGCTTACCGCAAAAAAGAGCGGGCCCGGGCCCAATGGCTGGCGGATTACCGCCAGTGGGAGCGCTACCGGGTGACGCTGGGGGACCGGGTGCCCGGGAGATTTGAGACCTTCCTGCATCAGAAGCGGGAGGACGGAGAGCGGTACCGTCTGTGGCGATTGGATTACCGCAGGAGGGCCGGGCTTTTGGAGCATCCAGAGCGGGCACTTCCCGGAGCAGACAAAGCCAGCGCCGCAGACGCCAAATTTACAGGGTATTTTTTTAACCCGGAAAGCAGAGACGGGTATCCAAAGGGGGATGCATTTTCGTCCCGCTTAGGCTATAATAAAGACAACTGGGAAAAGATGCGGGAAGAAATTCTGGATGCAGCAACAAGGTATCCCTCTGTACTCAAACGGGAGGATGTTCATGGAAGGCGTTATGAACAGTTGGTTGTCCTGTATGGACGTAAAGGAAGCCCTGCGAATGTACTGCTTGCCTGGAATGTCAGACCGGATGGAACAACCCACTTTGTAACAGCTCATATGGAGAAGATATAAATGGCAAAATATCAGCAATATGAATCTGTTTTACTTAAGGATGGCCGGATCGCCACAATTGTGGAGGTCTATGAGCCGGGAGCCTATGATGCCGATATTGGGGATTCTCCCGAAGATTGGGCGACGGTTTATGGTATCACAGATGATGAGATTGAGCGGAAAGCGACCGAACAGGAGATGGATAGGAAGTACCGGGAATCCATGCGGCAGCTAAGGGAACAGGGAATTTTGGAGTGAAGGAAAATGACAGAGCAAGTGATACGGGCCATTGAGGCCGCGCTCAAGCGTGGACTGCGGGTGGAGTTGCTGCTGGACAAGGATGGAACCATCAAGGTGCAGACGGTATCCCGCAAGAAACTGAATATTGTTCCCACGCCCTGAATGGTGGGCGGGAAGAGCTGAATGGAGCTGACAGGAGAAATCCTGCCGGCTCCTTTTTTATTTGCAAAGTGAGGTGACGGCATGACCTATCTGGAACTGCTGCAAAGGGCACTGGCCGAGGAGATCGAGGCCACGCGGCTGTATCTGGCCTGTATGGCCCTGGCACCGCGGGAGGATCTGGGGGTGCTGCTGGAGATCAACAAGGACGAGACCGACCATGTGGCGCTGATTTCCTCCCTGATCTCCCGGCAGACCGGCCGGGACGCGGACTATGCCGCAATGGTGCCGGGGGTGGACTGATGGCGGTTGCGTACTATGGCTCCCACATCTCGGAGCACCTAGTCAAGACGCCGGAGGGATACCTGATCTGCTACGATGTGCCGATCAACCGGACCGGCACGCAGATGTATACGGCGGGAGAACTGGGGCTGGAAGGAGAACCGGAGCGGCCAGTGACCGTCTACCGCCTGGAGGAGGACGTGTTCTCTCCGGCGGCGCTGGCCAGCCTGGAGGGAAAGGACATCACCAGGGGGCACCCGGCGGAGATGCTGGCTGCGGAGAACCAGGCTTCCTACTCCAAGGGGCACCTGGAGCATGTGCGCCGGGATGGGGACAACACCGTGGCCGACCTGATTATCAAGGACCCCGGACTGGCTTCCAACGTGGAAAGCGGCGTGCTGAGGGAGGTCTCCTGCGGCTATTATTGCAGGTTTGAACCATACCTGGACGGATACCGGCAGACAAACCTGGTGGGCAATCACGTGGCGGTTGTGCCGAGAGGCAGGGCGGGCCACAGTGTTGCAATAAAAGACCACGCCGCCGGAAAGGCGGAGAAAGGACTGAAACGAATGAAAAAAGAGACCAAAGAGGCGCTCTACCGGTTCTTCGGCCTGGCGGCAAATGACGCTGCACCGGAGGAGCTGGAGCAGTTGACCCGCGATGTGAGTACGGTCGCCACTGCGCTGGACGCCGAACCCGCCGCAAAGGCGCCGGAGGCGGAACCCGCTGGTGATGCAGCCCAGGCTTCTGACGAGATGGTGGAGCGCGCCCCCAAGGGCGACGACATCGGGAGCAAGCTGGACCGCATTCTGGAGATGCTGGAGGCGAAGGCCCGGGGAGGCCGGGGAGAGCGGCCCCTCCACGATGAAGAGGACCTGGACGACCTGATTGAGAAGCTGGCCGGAGAGGAGACGGTGGCGAAGGAGAAGGCGGTCACTATCCCCGCCGAAGAAATGGCGGACCAGTTGATGGAGCCCGGTACACGGGATGCGGCTGTGGCCCTGCTCAAGAAGGTGCGCCCCGCTGTGGCGGCCATCCAGAACCGGGCCGAACGCGCCCGCGTGGTGGATGCGCTGCTCTCCACCATCCAGGGTCCCGATGTGATGAGCGGGATTGTTCAGGCCGCCCGGGACAGCGCACAGAAGGCCGCCGACACGGCCAGGCGCACCAGCTATGAGACTGCCTGCGCCGAGGCGCAGGCCGCCTATGCAGCCCGTAATCCCCACAAGGCGGGGAAGGAGGGGGAATGATGCCCCTTCGTCCTCAGACCATTGGCCGGGATATGTCCCATGGCTTTTCCGGCAGCTATGCCAGACAGCCGGATATGATCGTCACCACCGCCCCTTTGGGCGGAGCGGAGGACATACCCTTCGGGATGCCCCTGGTACGGGGGCAGAAGGGCGAGGTGATCCCCATGGGGGCTGGAAACACTGGAAACCAGTTCATCGGCGTGGCCGGCCGGGAGGTCAAGTCCGCGTCCGAGTTTTACAGCCAGAATGAGGGGCGGTACGGCCCGGGAGAACCAGTCTCCGTATTCCAGCGAGGGTGCATCAACGTAAGGTGCCGGAAGGGCGCTCCGGCGGTGGATGGAACAGTCTATGTCCGGGTAACTGCCAGCGGAGGCTATCAGCCGGGCGACTTCGAGGCGGAGGCGGACGGGGAAAACACTGTGGCGCTGGTCAACGCCCAGTGGGGCGGCCCGGCGGACGGGAATGGCGTGGCCGAGCTGCGCATTGCCTATGTGGGGCCAGTGCCCGCAGCGCAGGGCACTGCGGGGCCTCAGGGCCCCAAAGGGGACCCCGGCCCACAGGGGGAACCGGGACCGCAAGGGGAAACTGGGCCGCAGGGGCCCGCAGGACCGGAAGGCCCCAAAGGGCCAAAGGGTGACCAGGGGCCGGCCGGGCCGTCGTATACACTGCCCGCTGCCGCCGCAGCCACCCTCGGAGGCGTGAAGCAGATGGCCGCCATTGCGGACCTGAGCGCAGCCCCCACGCAGCAGGATTTCAACAACCTATTGGCCGCGCTCCGCACCGCGGGGATGCTGGCTACATCGTAAGGAGTGAATATTATGGGACTCAACCCCCAGGTGATCGGCAAGGAAATGCCCCACGGGTTTGCGGGCTGTTACGCCCGGCAGCCTGACATGATTGTAAACACGCGCCCCGCCGGAGGCGGCGCGCCCATTCCCTTCGGCACGCCGCTGAAATACGACGGAGCAGAGGTAGTCCCCATGGGAGCAGCCGCAACCGCGGCCCAGTTTGTGGGCGTGGCTGGAGCTGAGATCAAGAGCGCGCTCACCTATCTAGACCAGAGTCAGGGCCAGTATGCCCCTGGCGAGCCGGTGAGCGTCTTCCAGCGCGGGGCCATCAATGTGAAGTGCCAGCGCGGCACTCCCGCTCTGGGCGGCGCGGTCTATGTCCGCATCACCGCTAACGGCAGCTTTTCCACCGCCGCTGTGGGAGGCTTTGAGGCAGAGGACGACAGCGGCAAGGTGGTGCAGCTCACCAATTGCCAGTGGGCAGGGCCCGCCGATGCCAACGGTGTCGCGGAGCTGCGTATCCTGACCATGAACAACGCCTGATAGGAGGGACATAGAATGAGCTTTCAGAATGTAGGAACCTACAATGCGGGGGTGTTTACCCCCAAGGCGGCCGGTCCCGCCCCCGTGGGCGGCGTGCCCGTCATGGACGCCGACGGCATCGCCTCTGGGGGCGCCTTTCTAGTGAGTGAGCTGGAGAAGCGCGACCCCCTGATCCGCAAGCCACTGACCAGCTTTACCTATCCCAGGGACATCGTGATCCAGACCGGCGGCGGCTGGGTGGACTACGTGTCCGCCATGAGCGTGGCCTATGGTATCACCGGCGGCGCGGTCAACAGCCCCGTGACGGCCGGCGGCGCCAACGGCATCCCCGTGGTGCAGGCCAGTGTGGACAAGGGGGTATACAAGGCCCACGTGTTCGCCGCCGCCCTGCGGGTGATGTTCCAGGATATGCAGCGGGCCAACTACATCGGCCGCAGCCTGGACAACCTGCTCCAGGACGGCGTGAGAATGGCCTACGACAAGCACATGGACGCCAATGGTTATGTGGGTATCGGGGACTACGGGACCACCGGCCTGGTCAACAACCCAGACGCCACCGAGACCCCCGCCGTCAACGGCGCAAAGGGCACCGCCGCCTGGGCCACCAAGACCCCACAGGAAATCCTCAAGGACGTGAACGACGCCATTACCTCTGTGTGGGCCGCAAACGAGTACGACGAGACTGCTGTGCCCAACCACATCCTCATTCCCTATGAGCAGTACAACTACATCCTCACCACTATGGTTACCGACCTGGCCACCGAGACCATCTATGACTTCCTGCTGAAGAACAACGCGGCGGCCAAGAACGGCGGCTCCCTCTTCATCGGGGCCACCCGGTGGTGCAAGGGCGCGGGTACCGGGGACAAGGACCGGATGGTGGTCTATGTGAACCACGAGCGCTTCGTCAAGATGGACGAGCTGGTGCCCATGAGCCGCATTATGTCCGCCCCTAACGTGGCCAATGTGTGCTACGACACCGCCTACATGGCCAACCTCTCCGAGGCGCAGATCTTCTACCCCACCTCTATCCTGTACGTGGACGGCATCTGAGGAGGGCGCGTATGTTTGTACTGAGCAAACGGAACATTGTCATTCCCGCCCCGGACGGCTCTGCTGCCGTCCGGCTGCGGGCTGGCATGATGGAGACTGTGCCCGGTTGGGCGGCTGAGACGGACTATTTCCGGGCCCTTGTCAGAGATGGAAAAGTTGTGCCCTCCGGCACTTCCGACAGGGAGGGACAGAAAGCGGCGGAGAAAAAGGTAAAGACCCGACGGGGCGCGGAGACCACCGAGGAATAGGAGGCGGGAGCCATGTTTTACTGGGGCCAGCCGCAATTTTACGGTGTGCGGGCCGCGGCGGCCAACCTTGGCAACAGCGCGGGGAATTACACGGCAGAGCAATTCCAGGAGGATTTCCCGCAGTTCTTTACCGGGTTGGGGGAGAGCTTGCTGCCCAGGACCATGCTGGATGAGTTCATCCGGCAGGCCAATGCTGCCATCCAGCCGGACAAGTGGCTGGACGGATGGCGGTACGCCGCAGGGCTGTATACGGCCCACTATGCCACGCTCTACCTGAAAACCTACGCGCCCTCCAGCGAGACGCCCGGGCAGGCCGCGGCCACCGGGGCGCTGGTGGGGGTGGTGGCCTCGGCCAAGCTGGGGCAGGACAGCGTCACTTATGACACAGACGCCCTCACGAAAGCGACGGAGGACTGGGGCGACCTGAACGCCACCCAATACGGGCAGCTTCTGGCCACAAAGGCCAGGCTGGTGGGCATGGGAGGGAGTTATGTCTTATGAATTTCCGCGACTGGTACACCGATACCGTGGACATCTGGCGGGTGGTTCCGGTACAGGATGGGAGCTTGACACGCCACGAGCGGAGAGAGCTGTACCGGAATATCCCTTGCCGCCTCTATCAGGTGGAAGCGCCGGAGGTCCGCATGAGCCAGGCCGCGGCATCAGCAGACCAAAAGGACTGGCTCCAGTGTGACAACGAAGTGGACATCCAGGCGGGTGACGAGCTCATTATTCACCGGGGGGCGGTCCTCGGCAAGAGCATCCCGGACATACGCGCCTTTGCCTCCGGCCCCAACCACTTTTTTGAGCCCTTCGGGGCTATCATGCCGGGACTGGCCCACCAGGAAATCCGTCTGCTCCAGCAGGAGCGGGTGAAAGGCGGTGTGGAAGATGAACCTGGAGGAGCGCATAAGGCAGCTCAGACAGGCTAAGACGCAAATTCCGGGTATTCTGGCGCGGGCCGGAATGAATGCTGCCCTACGGGCCGTGGAAAAGGCAGTGGAGGAGACGCCGCCCACCGTCAACAGTCTGCGCGGAACCAACACCCGCACCGGAGAGATGAAGCAGCACTGGGTGACCGACAGCCGTCCCAGACCGGTACGGCAGGGGGGCAGCTATGTGTCGGAGCTCAACAACGACAAGCAGTACGCCTCCTTTGTCAACGACGGGCACCGGATGGACCGCCACTTTGTGCCTGGGCTGGTCATCAATCCGGGCTCCGGGCTGCTGGAATTTAACCCAGACGGAACGGGCGGTATCGTGGTAGGTACCCGGACGGCCTATGTCCCCGGCCTGTTCATGGTAGACAAGGCGGTGGAGGAGTACCGCCGGGTACTGCGGGAGGAGTTGAAGGGATTGGAGGAGCTGATGGAATGAACCTGACTGTAACCACCATCGCCAAATCCTTGGCGGACTACCTGGCCCCCTGCTTCCCAAGTGTGGCCTTCTACGAAGACCCCAACCAGCAAGGCAGTATTCCGCCCTGCATGTTTCTCCAGACCCGTTACAACTATACAACCCTGGAGACCGGCGGGCTCTGGAGGCGGAGGCTGGGGCTTGACCTCACCTATCTGGAGGATTACAACCTGCCCGATCTGCAACAGCGGTATCAGCGCGCGGGGGAGACCCTGGATCTGCTGATGGAGACATTTCCTTATTCCGACGGGGAGACGGCGAGAACCATCCTGCTGCGGGCCCATGAACGGGAATGGCGCGTAGATCTGGACGCCCTGCAC